TTCGCGAAGGAATGGTGGTGGCACCGGCCATCCCCAATCCTCAAAGCCGAAACCTCATCGGCACAGGGTTCGCGGAAGCAGCACTAGATACGGGCGTCGGTTTAGGTCTCAAAGGAGTGGGGCTTGGACTGAAGGCAGCCGGTGGTCTTATCGGGCGAACTTCGGTTCAAACTGGGCTCCCGAAACGCGCCTTGGGGCAAGCTGCAAAGGGGCAAATCGGAGGGTCTTCGGCGGTGCAGCAAGAAATCGCAGGAGCACCGGGCATAATAGGAGCTAAGCTGCACCCTTCAGAAGAGTGGGGGCGGTCGGGATACACCCCAAAACTTCTTGGAAGAGAGACACATGAGGGCCCTTGGGCGGAAGGGCCTATGGCGGCGCATCAACATAACGAGGCCAGCCGTGAACTCTGGGCACTCAAATGGCGCAACGAAAGCGGTTGGATCAGCAACCCGAAAATTAAAGACAATTCCAATACGTTTTATGTGCTCAGGAAGACCGAGGGGCGACCCCATCACCGAGGTGCCGTCCTTGGCGGTGCGTTTGAAGAGTTTGACGGGCAACGGCATTTAGTTGAGCTTCATGTTGCGGACGACGTGATTGATAATGATGCGGCTATCTCTAGGCTGATTGATGAGGCTGAGGACCAGTTTGACACGTACTACGCGGGCGCACGGGGTGCAGAACAGTATATTGAGCCTTGGTCGGACGCGGGGGTAAGCGAGCTACGAAGGAGGGGGTATGAGGACTTTGAGTATGTGCATCCCAGAACAGGCTCAAGCATGTGGAAGCGCGGGGATGCTACAACGGCAGGGGCGAGCTACGATGAAGTCGATGAGGCGCGACGGCTTTGGTCAGAGCAGGGGACGGATTCTCCGTACTTTAAGCATTGGTTTGGGGACTCACCAGTTGTGGGCGCAGATGGAGATCCACTTGTACTGTACCGAGGCTCACGCACCTCTCGCGGGATGCTGGGGAGGCCCGGTTACGCGGCATTCGCATCCGACAATCCCGGTGTAGCTTCGGGGTACGGGGACACAATTACTCCTTTGTATGTTAAAGCGGATAAGGTGATCGAGTATACGAAAACACGTACAAACGTTGGGTTTGATGATGCTGCAATGAGATTGCGTCCCGGCGAAGCTCTAGTTGTTAGAAAGTCGCGGGACGCAGGCCCGATGCACAAAGCGGGGCAACAGGGACTTCAACAAGAAATAATTGGCCCCGATGGTAAGGTGAAAGTTTTCACAGACGTCTATAGTGGTGATATATGGGCGTTCCCACCGGGCACACCGTCTAAATCTGCGATTGCTAACCGGGGCACTTTTGACCCTACGAACCCACACATTTCGTATGGGACTGCGGCTTTGTTGCCCGCAGCCGCAGCACACAAGGCTATGTCCGGTGAGGCGGAAGGTGAGGAAGCGAGTATTGATAACCCACACGGACGGAAATGATGAGTCTTCCTGACGAAGAAGAAGAAGAAGCTCTTGCGGCTCTTGGTGATCCCGCGATTAGTCTTCGTGCCTACGCGAAGATCATCGACCAGCAGACAGGTAACGAACATCTGTTCGATCCGTTTGCGATCACAAAGCGGCTGCAAGAAACTGTAGTCTCGTACTACTCGAACCCACCGCTAACAGATTTGGGGCAGGTCAAGTGGCTCACCCTTCTCGGGTATCGGCAAGGCGGAAAGAGTCTGACGTCTGAGTTGTGTGGGTACGTGAAGTCTGCCTACACACCCGGTCACGATCATGTTTGTATTGCTGATAACAAAGATCGTGCCGAGTATCTCCATCGTCGTATCCACTTAACGCATAGCAGATGGCCAGAACCGGTACGGGCACGAACGGTGCCGAATCGAGAGGTCCGCCAGTTGACCTTTCAACATGGTGGGAAAATGCGGATTCTTTCAGGCGAATCTGGCGCAGTGGGAATCGGACAGTCTCCTGACTCGTTTCACGGGTCTGAGCTTCCATATTGGCGAAATGCTGGTCATCAGTTTTCAATGATCTATCCCTCCATGATTAACAGAGATCACGCTCATGTACTTTTGGAATCTACTCCGAGCCCAATGAGCGAACCTTCGGCGGAGTGGTGGCGTGACCACTGCCGGGACGCCAAGCTGGGCATGGGACGCTGGGTGTATGCGTTTTTTCCGTTTTGGGACGGAGTTCTGAACCAGCGACCTTGGCCGCAGGGCTCCTCCCTCACTAACGAGGAAATCGAGTTGATGAATCGGTATTCGGGTGAAGGGATGAAGCGGGAGCATCTGGCTTTCCGACGCCTGATGATCGAAACTGACGCCGAGATTAGAAAGAACCCGGACCTGTTCAGGGTCTACTACCCGTTTGATGACATTACGTGTTGGATTGCATCGATTGGGTCGGTCTTTCATGCAGATCTCCTACGCAAACACCAAGAAAAGACGTTGATACCTTGGAAAGCTCCATATATGGAGTACGAACAACCGGAGGGCGGCGCGGTATACGTAATGGGGGTTGACCCGGCTGGCTATGCTGCGAGAGACCACGCTTCTTTCCAAGTTCTGAAGGTTTATGATGGGGAGTGGACTCAAGTTGCTACTTATGGTGGTGTTACAGATCCGCTTGTCTTTGCTAAGAAGATATACCATATTGGCCAAAAGTACAACAATGCGTTGGTCGCAGTAGAGAGTAACGGCGTCGGTGTTGCGACCTTGGCCCTGCTTGAGGATATGAATTATTCAAACCTGTATTACGAGAAAGCGTACCGGCCGGGAGTAGCCGCAACGTCTAAATCACTGGCTATGATGCTTTCTTATCTACAAGACGCACTGCTGGATTCCCTCATTTTAAATGACGAGGATACAGTTGGTCAATTGGGCTCGTACCGGGAAGATAAAAGTGTAGAAAGAAGTGTCTCGTCCGAGATTTTACACTCCGGCAAGCCGAATCGTCGGCGCGGAAGACATCACTGGGACAAGATCTCAGCGTTGCAGATCGCGTGCTTGGCTGCGCGGCAAGCTCCAAGACGCTATAAGAAGAGTGCGCCGGAAGAACTGAAGAATGTCATCCTCTTTAAGGATATGACGTACGACCAGCTTGAAAATTATGCAAAAGATAATAAACCTAAGCGCAAGTCTTGGACCCGTACTCGCTACCGAAAGAGGAGATAAAATGGCCGGTTATCAAACATCCCCTGTCTTACGGCGGTTGCTGCGGCGGCAGAAGATCAAACAAGCGGGTGAGAAATCGGCACCTAAGCCGAAGGAGAAGCCTGATGGCGGAAAAACCAAGTGATGCTTTCGCTGGGACGAGAGCACGGGCCAAGGTGGGAGATCTCTACCGGCGGCTTAGGGATGACGCAATAAAGATCGCGTTCTCCACCTATGGGGCGGCTGACCCCGACCTTGAGCAAGTTGATAAAGAGTTAGGGAATAGGCCAGAGGAGTAGACATGGCATTGTCCGAGAAGCAAATTACGGGAATTATCGAGACTCACCGCGCGAAGTCACGGGAAGAACGCCGCGACTGGGACAAGTGGCGTGCGTGGTATCTGTCTGAGTATTGGGGCGGAGACGCGGAGCAGCCTTCCGGCTCCTATGCTGAAGGGGGTGCGGAAGAAATTAACTTCCAGACCAACTACCCTTACGCCTACATTGATACGATGATCGCGAACATCTGCCCACAGAATCCACAGGTTACTGTTATGGCGCGGCAGAAGGCTCTCAGGGAGAACGCTCGTTTCAGGGAGTCGCTGATCAACGACTGTTTCCAGCGGAATGAGCTTCACCAACTGCTATGGAAGTTCTCTACGAGTGCCGCTATCTGTGGCCGAGCCTTCATGAAAACTGTTTGGAATTTTAAGAAGGGGACGACAGAGTTTTTCACTGTTGACCCCCGCTTCATCTTCTTTGATATGTCAGCCGCGAAATGGAAAGACATCCGGTATCTGGTTGAGGTCACCGTCCTGACGGAGGCAGAGTTCAAGCAGCGTGCCGAGAAGAAGGGCAAAAAGGGTACGACTTATAATAAAAAGGTAGCAGAGAAGGCTGTTTATGGCGGCTACCCAACATGGTTACGTGACGCATCGCGTAACTCGTCCATGCTTAACGAGGCGTCTCACGACGTGTACAAGTGGGTCACGGTATACGAGGTCTACGATTTTGAGGGGGATGGCAAGTATTACCACATGCTAGACAATGTTGAGACTCCTCTCTTCGAGGGTGACCTGCCTTACCGCTATGTACGGAACCCGTTTGCGTACGCGACGTTCAATGAGAATATGACAGATCTCGGCGGCCTGTCGGATATCAAACTCATCCAATCGCTCCAAGAGCGGCTGAACGAGATTGATACTCTGGAGCTATGGCACGCACACTCGGCAACTCCTGTGATGATGGTCAATACTGCATTAGCTGACAATCCCGAGGAAATGCTGACTGCTCTCCGAGAAGCAAATCAACCGGGCTCAATGATTCAGGTTCAGGGTAAGGCAAATGCGCCTCTACGCGACATTATTGAACACACGCCAATTCCTCAGATGACCCCCTCTTTCGACAAGATGCGCGAACGCTGCACACAAGTCGTAGAGTTTATCCTTGGCATCCCCCAGTACAGTCGGGGTGTTGTTGGTGTGGCTGATGTGGCGACTGAAATTGCACTTGCGGATACGGCGACACGGACACGCAATGGCCGACGTATTAAGCTAATCGAGGATGTCGTACGTGAACTGGCCCTCCGCGTCGTGGGCCTGTACGAAGAGTTTTTGGGTGATGACACAATTCTTCCGGTTCGTCTGACGGGAAGTCAGAAGGTCTTGGAAGTGTCTCGTGAATCTCTGGCGATGAAGGAAGAGAGGTCACCCGAAGAACATCCGATGGAATACGACTACACCGCGATCCCCTACTCTCCGACAGAGAACCATCGTCTTGTACAGCTTCAGAAGCTACAACAGTACCTCCCGATGCTCATCCAGTCACCTATGGTGGATCAAGAGAAACTTGTCGTCAAGCTGCTAGAGCTTTTACAACTTCAGGAGGTTGTTTCAACTGCGCCTCCCCCACCCCCGGCTCCAGCGGCCCCTCCAGCAGGCGCAATGCCCCCCGGAGCACCTCCCGGTATGCCACCGGGGGCACCTCCTATGCCGCCCGAGGGTCCTCCCGTTGATTCGGTTGCTTCCGGCGGAATGCCCATCGGGCCGGGACAACCGACGATGCCACTCCCAGCAGGCGGCCCCGGTATGCCCGTCCCCGGAATCTAATCATGGCCAAAGACCCCGTGAAAACGAAGAAAGCAAAAGGTTCAAAGCTGTTGAAGCAGTTGCTTAGGTTGGCGGAGCTAGTGGTCCCGGTGCTACTCTCGATTCTATCGAGGGGGAAAAGAAGTTTCAGCAAAGGCCCATCAAAGGGAAAAAAGGGTAACTAATGCCGTTCTACGATTTCAGGTGCCCGGAGGGGTGTGGATACTTTGATGATGTCTTTGTTCCGTTGGAACTACACGGCACGTCTACGTGCCCCGAGTGTGACGCTACACTGGAAACAATGATTGGTGCAGTCGTAACCATCGGGCCGATGCCGTCGAAACCGTTGGTTCTTGAACAGGCGGGTCGCCGGTTTGAGTCTACCAGTGAGTACAAACAGTACCAACGCGAAAATCCGGGGTGGGACTTTCTCTCACCTAATTCCAAGCAGTGGCACGACCATAAGGATATGGCCAGAGGGAAAGCGGAAGCACGGGCCAAACGCGAGGGTTACGTTGATCTTGAAGATAAAAAGGTTAAACGTGGAAAAGAGAAGGCAAAACGCGCTGGTAAACTTGACAAGAAAATTTATGTCCACTAATAGCACACAGAGGGTTTACTTATGCCTATGATGGAAGACCTACTTTCACGCCTCCAAGAGTCACCTCCCCAAACGGAGGATGAACTCATGGGGATGCTCGCTGATACGGGCTACGACATTGTGCCTTCAGAAGAGGGCGCGGAGATGCTGGGCGACGAGGGACCCGAAGACGTCATGGAAGAAGACGTCATGGCCGATGAGGGCGGTGAAGAGATGGGAGAGGAAGCAGAGATGGGAGGGGACCCAATGGGACTCCCACCACTCCCCGGAATGCTGGAAGACCGCCCCAGCGAGGATGAGAACCCTCGTATGAAAATGAAAATGCTAGTTATGAATGCAGCCGGTAAGGCTTTGAAGGGAAAAAAGGGGAAACAGTAAATGAGCGAAGAACTTGAGGCGGGGGTTGCCCCCGCACCTGAAGCGGCGGAAGCGGCTCCTGTTGAAGCTGCTCCCTCTGCGGAAGCCGCGCCGTCTTCGGATGACGCTCCGGTAACCGCGGATTCTTCCCTATCCGAGGCATCGGAGTCGGGTGAAGGAGCCCCCGCCTCTTCTTCTTCGGCAGACGAATTTGGTTGGGACGACTGGGACGGCGACCATACTGCGTTCGATGAAGGCTTCCGCCCTTGGGCCGAGAAGATCAACGGATATCATTCGACTCGTGCCGAGGTAACTTCCACGAAGCACAATCGTCAAGTCGAGCGACTTGAAGACCTTTACAAGTCCCTATTGGGCGGGGAAGAAGACCCACGCATTGGGGATTTTGAGACTCAGCTTTCTGAGTGGGAGACTAAGTTCAATGGCTTAGACTCCGAATACAAGAAATATCAGTCGGCCGTACAGGAATCGATCGCACAAGAATCGAAAGCATACGCCGAATGGTTTCAACAAGAAAATAAAGACATCTTTGAAAACGATATCGCCGCAGGCGTTTTTGTTGAATTAGTTGAAAATGGATGGGACCTTGAGCCTGCTGCGGAAGCTACGCGCCTTCCACAGGAAGCTAGGAAGGTTGCCATGAAAGCGAGGGCAGATGGGGTTCCTGAATCCTATGCGCTTCGGCTTGCTGCGGGTACTAAGAAAAAGACAGTACCCGAACCCCGTCCGGGGGCGAAGATTACGGCTGGTGCTACGACTCCTGCTCGCTCTGCCGAGCAGAAAGCTGTGGAACCAGATGGAAGTACGATGTCCTTTAAGGACTATCGGGCTCAAGTTGCGCGCAAAGCCTTAAAAAGACATAGGAGTTAACTAATGGCTATTTCCCCTGATGTCCTTGCGACTGCGCTCAATGAATTGATGCCGTCGTATAGTGACTTGTTCGTCAAGTGGCACCCGCTGCTCGACAAAGTTTTGAAGGGCGGCAATATGGACCGCGCTTCTCTCAAAGGTCCAGAGCGTGAATTCGCTGTTGTGACCGCTGGTCCCGGTACTGTGACGCACGTCGACACGGGTTCCGAGATCATCGCTGGTGGCCGTAATCAGGCTGCCCATCGTGGCAAGGTCGGTGCTCCGCGCTTGATCTACGCATTCGATGTTCCCGGCAAGGACTTGGCCGAAGCAAACGGTGAGATGGATCTCGCCCGTATTCTTCAGCATTATCCTGAACTTGCTCTCGCTGATTTCCACGATCGGATTTCTAATCAGCTTGGTACTGGTAACGGTACTGGTGTTGGTGCGTTCCCCACTCTGAACGGAAATGCGACCTTTACTCCCTCTACTTCTGGTGGTGCTCTCGATGGATTCTTCCAGCTTGGCGCAACGCAGGACAACGTGGTGCATGACCTCAACTGTAGCAACCATACGACTCCCATCGCTGGCTGGAATACGCAGTATCAGGATATCACTTCGTTTGCTGTCGATGGTCGGACCCAGATGCGTAAGGCGTACTACGCTGCTTCGCGTCAGGCCAAGACTCTCGGTCCTTGCGACTTGATGATCGGTGACGAGTCCTCGTACTTGAACTACATTGACGATCTGGACGACGCAGTGCGCGTGGCGAAGATCGATGGTGACAAGGCTCCCGGCAACGTGCGCCAAGGCATCAAGTTCCTCGACGCTGACTTCTTCCTCGACGACTCCATTGATACGTCCAACAC